ATATGGCAATGAGGTAGTAGACAGCATCACAAATTTTGACATACCAGAAACTATCTGCGTCAATCCATGGGTAAATTTAGAAATTAGAGAACAAGGTAATTTAGCTCCTTGTTGTCTTTATAAATTTGACAATGATTATCCTGACCCAAATCTTAAAGATATATCAGTTAAGAACATAGATCACTCTTCTCTTAAACAGCAATTACTTGAGGGAAAGAAGCCAGAAGGTTGTTCAAAATGTTGGGAATCAGAATCAAATAATATAACTAGTAAAAGGTTAAGTGATGCTTATCTGTTTAAAGATAAGATCTATGATATAGATTATAATGATACTATAACTAATAAATTAGCAAGGCTTGATATTAAAATTTCTAGAACATGTAATCTAAGTTGTCGTATGTGTACGCCTTACGTTAGTAGTAAGTGGGCACAAGAAGTTTCTCAAAATAGAAAGTCTTATCCTCAGTACAAAGACTATACATATACTAAAAAAGAATGGACTGACACAAAAGGTTCTGTTGTATGGAAAGAACTTAATGATATTTCAGAACATTTATCCTACATAACCTTTTCAGGAGGAGAACCTTTACTTGACAAAACCCACAATCGTATGTTACAATACTTTATTGATAACAAAACAAGTAAGAATATAAAATTGCATTATAATACAAATGCTACGATCTTTGCAACAAAGTTATTACCATTATGGCATTGTTTTAAAGAAGTTGCGTTAACTTTTAGTATTGACAATACTGGAGAAAAGTTTGAATATGAGAGATACGGAGTAAGTTGGAAAACAGTTGTTGATACAATTGAAAATTACAATAAAATAAAGAATACAAGTTTCGTGTTTAATGTTTGGTCTACAGTATCAGTACTGAATATATTAGATTCTTACACATTGTTTCAATTTTGTAAACAATATAATCTACCAGTGTTGTTTAATGCACTAGACAGTCCAAGGCAGTTGAACATACGTTTGTTTAACGAGTACCAAAAGAAGTATATCAGTGATAAACTATTAAACATCAAAGACGAAGACTTTGTAGCAATTATAAAGCCAATTGTTACATTAATGAATAGTTCAAAAATTGCAACTGATACAACAAATATGGTTGATTATTTGACTATCACTGATAGGATACGAAAACAAAATTATAGTCAGACATACAAAGAATTAGCCAATATATTATAAGTAGAACACACAGATAAAAATAGGAGTAGATAGTGTCATTAGATTTAGCCGCACTAGTTTGGAAAGAAGCACGTCAGTTTATGCACGACACTGGTGATACAAGAGAAGCAGCCAATCATGTCGTTGAAGCATTGATATCACATCATACCGCTGAAGAAATAAGAGAAGCATTTAAATTTGATGGAGCAATCAAATTGGCAGTAGGTGATTATCTCGGAGAAGCAGAAGAAAATGATCTTGAAGAAGATGAACGTGATGAACTGCTAGAACAGTATGACGAAGACGGCGAATTTAACTACGACGAGTACTAGTACATGTGGTATAGCAAAGTAACCAACAATCTTGCAGAGATTCCTGGGTTTATTACTCATTATGAACATGAGTTAGAAATAGCCAAGAGTGAATGCAGGGTTGGCGGCCTTGTTGAAAAAAATATTAAAGCATTACCCGGACTTACTGAACACCGCTTTAATCAACTGCAAGAAATTGAAGCAGTACTTAACTTTCTCAATATACAGTTACGTAAGATAAGACGTAAACACTTTCAAAAGTATCTAGAAGGCTATGCACGTGCTTTGTCTAGCCGTGATGCAGAAAAGTATGTTGATGGAGAAGATGAAGTAATTGACTTTGAAACACTTATCAACGAAGTTGCACTGTTACGTAACAAGTACTTGGGAATTATGAAAGGCTTAGATACAAAGCAGTGGCAGTTAGGACATATAGTTAGATTACGTACTGCTGGTATGGAAGATGTTCAAGTATGATACACGGTCCTTTAAGGATTCGTATTACTGAAAATATTGTCTGGTATGACATATACAAAGAAATATCAACACAAAGATTGCGTAACAATGATGTGTTAGACTATCTATTAGATGATCTTGCAAGTGCTGGACTTGGTCTTAAAGACATTAAAAATTATATATGGATTGTAAATTGCGGTTGGGAAGGACATGATGCAAGAGAGATTGAAAACTTTCGCTTACTGTTACTAAAAAACGGTCTTCCTGAAACATATTTTGGAGCGGTATTCATTGCATACGAAGATCTCAAAAAACTTGCATATCCTGCAATTTGTCTTGTAGACAGAATGATTTATCTTGGAAACTGGTATAATGGGTTAGTTGCACAAAATGTTGATTGGCAGACTGTGCCAATGACAGCTAAATTCACAGTGTTGATGCGTAGAGCAAGTGAAAGTCGTTGCTATCTGGCAAAGCAATTATTAGATAAGTTCAATACACGCGACATGATAATGACATTAGGCACAAGCCCGTGGCAAGATTCCGATAACTTTAAAGATATAATAAAACCTTATGCATATCCTATTGTGGTTGATCATGTCGTATCTGAGCACCCTTTCAATCTGATACCAAATCATGAGATATTTTATCAAGCACCGGTGCAACTGGTAGTAGAAAGTAGTAACGAAATTGACAGTCTAAGTTGGAACAGTATTTTCATTACCGAAAAATCTTTTAAAGCATTGAGTTGGTATCAATTTCCAGTATGGTTTGCAGTCCCTGGGTTAGTAGGAAAGTTAAAAAACATGGGTTTTGATCTGTTTGATGATATAATTGATCATGGGTATGATATAGAACCTAACCCATGGATTAGAATGACTAAGGTAATCATTGAGATTGAAAAACTTTACAATAAAGACACAAACAAATTAAGACAAAAACTTTGGCCACGACTAGAAAGTAATGCAGCTATTGTAAATAAGATACATATAAATGCCCGTAAGACATACAAAACACAAACCAACAGGTTAACAGATGAACTTCAGCAGTTTTACAAGTCAGATAGAAGCACACCAGCATTGTAAAGAAAATATACTAGACTTGTTTTACCAGTATGATGACTTTATGGAGAGTATTGCTCGTGTTGTTGATTTAGGTTGCGACACAGAAGCATTGAATATGTTATGGTTTGCAAATGCTACAACTAACGATGAGGAAAAACTTAACTTGAATATTAAATGTATCGGGCAAAGCGATATCAAAGGTGTTATTCCAAAACACAAAGGTATAAGTTTTCAAAAAGGATCACCCGAGTTACTTGAAAAAACAAGCAAAAAATTTGATGTTTTGTTGTGTCACGACAAACTACAGTTTATTACAGATCCTTATAAAGCACTATCCAATTGGTGGCATGTAGCAAATAAAGATGCAATGNTAGTAATTGCAGTACCACAAACTACTAANACTGAGTTTAANATACTAGAATACAATGCAAAAGTCAACCATAAACATCATTATACTATACCTATGTTGATGTATCAATTAGCAGTCAACGGTTGGGATTGTAACGGCGGGTTTTTTAAAAAAGCAATCGGCGATCCATGGATATTTGCTATTGTATATCGCAGTGATATAGAACCAATGGATCCTAACACAACAAATCTTTATACACTCGCAGAAGAAACTGATCTATTACCAAAGACAGCCGTTGATAGTCTTACCAAATATGGAATGATAAGACAAAGAGACTTAGTGATAACTTGGCTGGATAAAAATAACATGTGGATGGAACAACAGTAATGCAAAACAGTGATGAATATACAAAAGAATTAGAAAGACTACACTCACGTAAGAGCTTTGGTACCGCAAGTGGTGCGCCAAAGATACTCACTGACTTTCTAATCGACCATCCAGTAACCAGCATACTCGATTTTGGTTGTGGTAAAGGCACACCATTGGACACTCTAAAGTCTGATATAATGGATATATACAGTTACGATCCTATAACACATCCGATCAAACTGCCAGAATCTGTTGATCTAGTTTACAGTCGTGATGTATTAGAACACATTGAACCAGAACAGATTGATACAGTATTAGAAAATCTATTTACAATTGGTACAAGATATCAACATCATTTTATTGCTTGTCATCCTGCTAAAAAAAGATTAAGCGATGGGCGTAATGCACATCTTATTATTGAAGAACCGCAATGGTGGAAAACTAAGATTGAACAGATACCTGGTTGGAAGATTATATTTGAGGACATTAAAGGACCAAAGAGAAAGGTGTTAAGGCATCTTATAATAGATATTGTCAAGTATACTGTCATACTAGAAAGAATACAATGATAACAAGAAACGGAAATTGGTGGACACCAAAAGGCACTAGCGGCAAAGCTGGTGACTTTATGAGAGACGAGAATTTCAGTTGTATCGTACCTATCAACTTTGCAGTAGAGCATTGTAAAAAACATGTGAATGCAATCGACGTTGGTACATGGATAGGTGACAGCACAGTACACATGGCTGGCTTGTTTGAGAATGTAATTGGATTTGAACCGCATCCAATGGTGCATGTGTGTTGCGAAAAGAATTTAAAAGAACGAGACATTACCAATGCTGATGTATACAATTATGCACTTAGCAATGAGAACAAACTTATAACATTATTCAATGGTAAAAGCACGTTTAGTGGATGGGTTAGTGATAAAGTGGATTTGCCACAGGATGTGTATGTACACAATCAGCAACAAGTACAAACTATTGTATTAGACAGCTATCACTATACCGATATAGATTTTATTAAAATTGATTGCGACAGTCACGAAGGTTTTGTTGTTGCCGGAGCAGAAGAGTTTTTTAAAACTAATAGACCGGTGGTATTGTTAGAAAGCAAAGCACGGATACACAAAGATAGGCAACCACTATCAATGCCTGACGCTATGGAACTATTAAAAAGTTGGGGATATTTCGTTAAAGCTCGCCCAGCCAAAGCAGACTTTTTATTACTACCAGAGGAATA